TGCATGACGCAGCAGACATGGCGTTTGAGACTTGGCCCACAGATCAAGTGCCAAAGATTCATTACTCAGAATCTGCCGAAGGCAAGAAACCGCAAGCGCATTCTGACTATATCTTCGATCCGATTCCAAATGATTTGCATTCACGCGATTACGATGTTATGATTGAAGCGAAAGCAAAGGAACTTGCGCTGCAAGCCTACCAACGCAAGTATCAATTGCTACATTCGTGATACAGGACCTGTAGTCTAGCGGATAGGACAAGAGACTTTCAATCTCTGAACAGGGGTTCGATTCTCCTCAGGCTCATTGGAGTTAATTATGGCGTATAGCATCCAGTATTTCTTTGAAGAAGACGCAGATCGTGTAGATGGGTTTCTAATTGAAGATATTGCTAGAGCATACGGAGATTGTCGCATCAAGAAACTAGAGAGCGATGTCAAAATAGACATCAAACATTTCAACGAAGACGACCATATCATTGCATTCTGTGAAGTGGAACTCATATGCGATACCATAGAATCGTTTGAACTTATTCAAGCACAAATCCAAAACAGATACGGATTAGTTCCCTTCAAAACTGGTTACTGGGAATATGAATAACGGGATGGTTGGCAGAGAGGCTGAATGCGGTAGTCTTGAAAACTACTTTGGAGTTATACTCCAACGGGGGTTCAAATCCCTCACCATCCGTTTCGCAGGCGTAGCCCAACGGCAGAGGCAGCGGACTTAAAATCCGTACAGTAGGGGTTCGATTCCCCTGGCCTGCATTTCGGGAGTACGCAGTTCGCTACATATTGGCGAACTATGCGATCCTTCAAACATCACCTATCTACTGCTCAAGAGTTAGATGCTCTGCGTTTTAGTACAACACCAAAGGCTGTGATACGCCGTCTAGAAGAAGGCATATCTAAGTTTGAAATAGATGTTAGTGATCTGTATGTGGATGCTCCTCCTACCAACAGCAGCAAAAGAACCAAATACGAATTGGAAGAGTTGGTCAAACTTGCAAAGCCTGGCTTTACTTCAGGCTTTATTGAGTTGCCAATAATGAATCTTGCACAGGCATTGTTGGACGAAAACAATTTGCATCTACCTGATCCTTCTCGTAAGCGTATGGTTTCCGTCCTCCACGATGTCCGTACAGCGTGTCTAGCGTTGCAGTACGAGTACCGCAGGGTTCGTCCCCGTGTCCTTGCAGACCATTATGGTATCTCTCTGCCAGATACATACAAAGATCAAGATGCAACTCCATCATACCCAAGCACACGGGGAACGCAGATTGCATTCTTGGCATTGTATTTAGGAGAACGCTTTGCAAAACTTGAGAACGATCTGTACAGACTTTCGGAGGAGACTGACCGCTCGCTTATGGCGTCTGCGCTCCACTATCGCAGCGATATTGAAGCATCTCACGAATTGGCTAGATACTTGTTCACTACGCTAAAGAGGAAACTATAAATGCCAGTAACACCGAGCAATCCCGAAGATTACGCAGCATTGAACGACTTCGGCTTCACCGCAGTTGATGCCGATACTTACAATGCTTCACAACAAGTCACTACACAACAGAATACACAACAGGTTGCAGATCAGGTATCTGCGGCAGTTGATGATCGGTTGGATAGCATTGACGCAAATCTAAGAGCAATCATCGACAGACTCAGCGGAGAAGAGGGCGACGGATTTCCTGCTGCTGCAACTGATATCGAAAGACTAGAGCGAAAGTTGGATGAGATGCTTGAGTTGCAAACTCAAGAACTCTATACTGCGCTGAGTGGTCAATCTGCTGATATCAGAGCAGTTATTGATGAAGTAGAAGAGCGCAAGTCGCAGTTGACGGCGGCGTACAAAGCAAAGATGTCTACTATCGAGCAGATGGTTATGCCTTTGCTCTACAATCTCAAGAAGAACCCTGAGAAGGAATACATCTATTGGCCAAACAGAGAGAACAAGATTCAAGATCAGATCACTAAGATTCTTGCATTGACTCGCGCTGAAGTACCTCTATGAAATCATTCCTATCGTTCATCTCAGAATCTAAGAACACCCACTTGGAACACTTGGAAGACGCAATCTTCTTGAGTGGAATCAAGGGTATTGATCTTGCTGTTTCTGTAGTGAATGATGTGATCAAGACTTTACGCGGAGATGCCAAGGGTGGTGCATTTGTTTCTGTGAAATGGGATGGTGCGCCGGCGGTCGTCTGTGGTGAAGATCCGCAAACCAAAAAGTTCTTTGTGGGAACCAAGAGTGTGTTCAACAAAACACCAAAGGTAAATTACTCACACGCAGATATCGACACCAATCATGGAGGTTCGGGGGTTGCTACCAAACTACACGCTGCTTTCGATGCTCTGAGAGGTGTGGGAATTCAAGGTATTCTACAGGGCGACTTGATGTTCACTCCAGGCGATATAAAGACACAGAACATTGATGGAGAGAACTACTATACCTTTCAACCAAACACCATCATGTATGCGGTTCCTACCAAGAGTGATCTTGGAAAGCGTATCACCAAAGCGCAAATCGGAATCGTGTTTCATACGGTATACAAGGGAAAAACCTTTCAGTCTCTCAGCGCATCCTTCAATCCAAATATCTCTAATCTGAGAGGTAATTCTAAAGCATGGATTGAAGACGCATCGTTTGTAGATGCAACAGGAGTTGCAAGCATGACCGCAGCAGAAACCAAACAGTTAGAAAAACTGCTGGCAGATATTCTTGTGTTCAAGACAGATAAAGATGTTATAGGTGCGCTGCAAACCATTCAGAAAGACTCTGATATAAAGGATGTGGTTACTAGGTATTTCAACAGTAGCATTCGTGCAGGAGTGGATCAGGGATCAGTTCCTGCACTCATCAAGTTTGTGTTGGGACAACCCAAGCCAGATCAAGCATTGGCACAGCGCATTCGCTCTAATGCAACTGGACTGAAGAGAGCGTTCGATCTGCACAAACGCATTGCAGTTGCCAAGAATCTGATAGTGGCAAAGATGAGTCAGGTCAAGACCATTGGTGCGTTCTACCCAACAGATAGTGGATTCCGAGTTGCGAATCCTGAAGGATTTGTAGCAGTTGCTGCAAAGGGGGTCTATAAACTGGTAGACCGTCTAGAGTTCTCACGACAGAACTTTACTGCCGTGAAAAATTGGTCGTGATTAGGCATAGATACAATATCTCTAGAAAGGAGATTTTACATGGAAGCAATTCATAGCGCGTTAGGTACACTTTTCTATACCGTATTGGTATTCGTTGCCGGTGCATTCATTGGCAAACCACTTTGGGATTGGGTTTCCAAGAAGTTACCTTGGAATAAGTAATCATTTGACTGCCCTCTGAGGTAGGGGGTAGGAGGTGATCCAGCCATGAAGTACGACGATTGGAAGGCTAAGAGCGACGGTGATGCCCTCAACGAAGCGTTGAAAGGCAAAACTGTCGTATTCACTTTCGGTCGTTTTCAACCCCCCACCTCTGGGCATCAAAAATTAGTGGACGCTCTACAAAGCACAGCGTCTAAAGTAGGAGGAGTTGCACTCCTGTATCCTTCTCGCACCAACGATCCGAAGAAGAATCCGCTAACTTCTGGCGTAAAGATCAAGTGGTTACGCAAGTTCTTTGGTGACAAAGTAAAGGTTGTAGATGATTCAGGAGTCATCACCATGTTTGATGCAATGACCAAGTTTGATTCTGAAGGAGTCAAAAAGGTCATCATGGTTGTGGGTGGAGATCGTGTGGAAGAGATGCGTAAAGTGATCAAACCATATCTCACACACAAAGATCCTGATAAGCGATACTCATTCGAGTTTGAAGTGGTTAGCGCCGGTGAGCGCGATCCCGATGCCGAAGGCGTTGTAGGTATGTCTGCAAGCAAGATGCGCGGTGCTGCCTATGAAAACAATCTGAAAGCATTCATGGGTGGCATTCCTGATGGAGTTTCCAAGTCAGATGCAGAGTCCCTGTTCAAACAACTTCGTAAAGGAATGAGTGTAAAGGAAAGCGTAGAACACACGCCAGAAAGTCTTGTAGAAGTTGGACACATCGAAACTCCACATGGATCGCTTGTGCAGTTCTGGCTAGATGAACAAGATGACATCTATTACGCAGTAGAAACTGATTCTGCCGGAAATAGTATTGAGGGTGGATACGGAACATTGGAAACCATGCTTTCCATGTATCCCGGCTCATGGAATGCTCTAAAAGGACAACTGCGAACTATCGTTAGTAGACGAGTCAAGGCTCGTAGAAGTGACGATACTGAACGAGCAGATGATAGTTTGTATGAAGAGTCTGCGGGTTTATTTGCCAAATCAAAGTCTCTGGTTAAACCGTGGATGTTGCAACTACAATCTATGAAAGAAGTGGTTGCTACCGGAGTGATTCCAAGCATCAAGTACATTGCATCTGTGCCGTGTAGCAAGCGGGAACTTCCCATGAGACTTTTGCAATCCAAGAAGTATGTCGATCCGATGGTTAGAAATATAAAATTCGGAAAGCAAGAAGCAGAAGAAGCAATCGCAGATAGTCATATGCTTAACTTCAATAAACCATATCTTGAGTTTGCAAACCTATTCCTGAAAGCAGCAAACACAGGTAAAGAATCAGATTGGAGAGCAGCACAACAAAATCTGTGCAAGAACTACTCTACCATACAGAGTGGATTACCAACTGAAATCTCAGCATTGTTATTGAGTGGACCTGCACCATAAGAAAGGACAGCATGAACCCTACACCATTTTCAAACCAAGATCAGTTAACCAAAGATATCTCTCAGATTCTACAGCAGATGCAAGCGAACCAACCAAATCCGTTGCCTACTGAACTGCAAGCAGCAGTCGAAACTACTAGAACGCAAGTCGCTGCTGCAAAGACATCTGACGAAGCAATTTCTATTCTGAAGACTACAGCGTTTGCAGTTGGTCAAAAAGCAGGAACAGTTTACAGCAACCAAGACTTGCTAAACTTTGAAAGACAAGTACGCAAGGGCGTATAATGCCATGCGTTTTCGATATGGAAGTTGCTATACTAACGGATTCAAATTTCATGCAGTACGCCATGGGTATCTACACGAATCCATCGTGTATTGGTATGCGTGAGTTTGTGGAAGACCTTAGTAGAATCAAGTATATCAAGCGACTACTTAGACGATATAAGAAAACTGGCGAAATCCGAGATCAACTACTAACGAATCATTTCATTGTACTCAGTAATGTGTTTGGTATAACAGGGGCCGCGAGGCTCCTGTTTTTCAAAGTGGAACCTGAGTTACATCCTGAGATCAAAACATTCATGGTGCATATTGGTACTCTTCCCAAGCAAATACCTGAAGCCGATTTGATACAGATACCTCTCAACAGAGAAATAGTCGGCATACTTAGAGCATCACGATCTACATAATCAGGTAGGAGATACCATGAGCGAAGAAACCCCAATAAACAGTCTCGGTGCAGGCAACATTCAAGGTGTTCAACCGGAGGGCCCACCAGTAGTCCAAGGAACCTTTGCAGGATGTAGAGTGTTCGATGTAGACTCCGACACATTCCACAAATGCATTCGCGGAGCAAAGACTCCACAAGCCAGATGGAAACGATTTGTAGATTTGGAAACTCCTACTGGAAATGCCATCAGAGACTATTCATACAAGACACCAGGCAGACATATCATTGTGCATAATCCTACCACGGGGGAGATGAGTTACATTAAGCGTGGTCAGTCTAGGAGAAAATCCTAATGGACATTCTCCACCGTGACTTTGTTGGACATTCGTTTGTTTGGTGGCAAGGTGTTGTAGAAGACAACCTTGATCCGCTACAACTTGGTCGGTGCAGAGTTCGTATTCTTGGATTTCACACTAGCGACAAGAAAGATATTCCAACGAATAAACTCCCGTGGGCATATCCCATTCAACCCATTACAAGTGCTGCGATTAGCGGTATTGGTCACTCTCCCACAGGATTGGTGCCTGGATCATGGGTAGTTGGATTCTTTCGAGATGGTGTGAATGCTCAAGAACCCGTGATCCTTGGAAGTATTGGTGGAATCCCCGAAGAGAAAGCAAACAAAGACAAAGGATTCAACGATCCTCGTACAAGCAAAGAGTTGAAGTTCATTCCCAAAGATGAGTTCAGGGTTCAGCAGTATCCTGTGGATGGAAGCGGTGCAATTCTAGAAAATACGACTGAGGGTAAAACATATCCAAAGCATATTGGAAACGGTCCTCATCAAGCAAGACTAAACGAACAAGACACAAACAGACTTGCCAGAGGATGCAAAACAGATGAAACCATCATCGGTCTAAAGAGAAGAACTGCAAAACAAAAGATTCCTACTGCACTACAACCATCGCGTAACAAGAGTGTTCCTGCTGCTGATCCTGCGGTTGGTGGTTCTGTGAGAACCAAGAGTCCTGACGGTCCTGCATGGGACGAACGGAAAACCGAATACGCAGCACAGTATCCATACAATCATGTGCGTGAGTCTGAATCGGGGCACACATGGGAGTGTGATGATACGCCTGGTGCAGAGCGCATCACAGAGTATCACCGAAGCGGAACCCACTACGAGATATTTCCTGACGGAAGCAAGGTAGAGCGCATTGTGCGAGAC